CGAGCCTACATCGAAATCGCGAAGAAGAACGGCAAGTCAGCCCTGGTCAGTGCCCTGGCTCTGTACCTGCTGATGGCGGACAAGGAGCCCGGGGCGGAGATCTACAGCTGTGCGGCCGACCGGGCGCAGGCGACGATCGTGCATTCCGAGGCGGTCAACATGGTCGACGCCTCGCCCGCGCTGGAATCCATGCTGCACGTGAACCGGTCGACGTACGCGATCAGCTACCCGCAGACCAAGAGCGTCTATCGGGCCTGGTCCGGGGAAGGAAGAGGGAAATCCGGATTCAACGCACACGGGATCTTGTGCGACGAGTTGCAGGAATGGGGCGCCCGTGGCCGGGAGCTGTGGGAAAATTTGATTCACGCCGGCCGGGCTCGCCGGCAGCCGCTGTTGATCGTGATCACCAACGCCGGCGACGACATGCAAAGCGTCTGCCGTGAGCAGCACGAGTACGCCGAGCGCGTCCTGGATGGCACGTTCGACGATGATCGATTCTTCGCGCTGATCTACGGCGTCACTCCGGAGGAACTGGAGCAACGCGGCATGCACGATCGGGCGTTGTGGCGCAAAGCCAACCCGAGCATGGGAGTCACGATCAACGAAGAGGACTTCGCCCGGGATCTCGATGAAGCGGCCCGCACGCCCACGGCCTGGGCGGAGTTCTGCCGGAAGTCGTTTTCGATTTGGAACACGGGGACGAAACGGTGGCTGAAGCTGTTGCAATGGCGGGCATGCCGCGTCGGGTAGATTCGCAGCTGGCCCAACGCCTGGCCGGCCGGCGGTGTTACGGCGGGCTGGACCTGGCCAGCCGGCTGGACACGTGCGCGCTGGCGCTGTGCTTTCCGCCGGCCGAGCTGCCCGGCAAGTATGCCATCCTGTGCTGGCACTGGCTGCCGGAGGACACCGCCACGGAACGGCGGGAGAAGGTCCCGTATTTGATCTGGCGAGATGCCGGCTGGATCCAGTTGACAGAGGGGAACGTCTGCGACTATGCGGTGATCGAGGCGGACATCCTCGCTTTGCGCAGCAGCTTCGATCTGCGTGAAATCGCTTTCGACCCCTGGAACGCCGAGGGGTTGACGCAGAATCTGGAGCGGCACGGGATCAAGCGTCACGAATTAAATCAGACGGTGGCCAAGCTGACGTACGCCACCAAGGAGTTCGAAAAGCTGATCGTGGCCGGCCAGATCGAACACGACGGCAACCCGGTGCTCGATTGGCAGATCGGCAATTGCAACGTGTTCACCGACAGCAGCGGCAACATCAAGCCGAAGCGGCCGGAGCACGGCGACTGGCGGACGATCGACGGCGTGGCGGCCTGCGTGATGGCGCTGGACCGGGCCCTCCGCGCGCCCAAACCCATCCAAGGTAGCCTGTTGATCATGTAGCGCATTGCCCCGGCAATAACAAAGGACCCAGTATGTTGGCATGGATGAAACGATGGTTTCGCAGGGCTTCCAATTCGACGACGTCCAAGCCGGCGGCGTGGTTCATCGACTGGCTGCACCAAGAGCGCGAGAACGATTCCGGGGTATCGATCGACGGCCAAACGGGGCTGCGGTACGCGCCGGTCTGGCATGCGGTCAACCGGATCTGCGGCCGCGTGGCCCAACTGCCGCTGGTGCTGTACGAGCGGACCGGCGAGCGGACCAAGGCCCGGGCCAGCCGCCATCCGGCCTACGCGCTGATGAAGCGCCGGCCGAATCCGCTGATGACGGCGGCGACGTTCAAAGAATTGCTGCAGTACCATGCGATCATGTGGGGCAATGGCCGCGCGGCCATCGTGCGCAACCGACGGAACGATCCGCTGGAGTTGGTGCCGCTGCTGCCGACAACGAGCAAGACCGTTCTGGTGGACGGCGAGAAGTGGCACACGACCGAAACCAAGCTGGAGAGCGGCGAAGTCCGGACGTACAAGTTCCGGGACTTAGACGTGCTGCACGTGGCCGGGCTGGGCTATGACGGCCTGGCCGGCTATCCGCTGTGGGACCTGGCCAAGAACTCGTGGGGGCTGGGCCTGGCGGCCCAGCGCAACCAAGCTCGGCTGTTTCGCCATCAGTCGGTGCCCGGGCTGATTCTGCAAGCCCCGGCCGGAGTGTTTCCGAATGACGAGGAGGCCAAGAAGTTCTTGCAGGCATTCCGAAACATGCATGAGGGTTTTGACAACGCTGGCAAGACGGCCCTACTGCGCGAGGGCATCACGGCCAACAAGCTCAGCATGACGAACGACGAGGCCCAGGCGCTTGAACAGCGAGCGTTCCAGCGGGAAGAGGCGGCCCTGTGGTTCGCTTTGGAAAACATGCTCGGCATCAAAGACTCCGTCTCGTACAACAGCCTGGAGCAAAAGCAGCTGGCCGAGTTGGTCAACTGCCTCAACCCCTGGCTGGTCAAGTGGTCCGAGCAATGCGAAGCGAAACTGCTGCGCGAGCGGGAGATCCTGGCCGACTCGCATTTCTTCCGTTGGTCGACCGGCGCCCTGTTGCGATCGGACACCAAGACCACGTATGAGACGCTGACCCTCGGCATCCGCGGCCGGTTGATCACCCCGAACGAAGCGCGGGAGGTCCTGGACCTGGACCCGATCGACGGCGGCGACGAGCTGCAAAATCCGGCGATCGACGTTCGGACGCCGGCGGCCGATTCGAAGGACACCGACGATTCCGACCACAAGACCCCCCCGGAATCGGACACGAAACCCGACCCGACCCAAGCCAGGCTGGCCGGCGTGATCGGCGCCCGGCTCCAGGAACTTGTCGCCGTCGAGCGGCAACGCGTCGAGGCGGCGGCTGGCAAGCCGGACGCTGGGGTTCGCCTGGACGACTTCTACGGCCGGTGGCAGGACACGCTGGCCAAGGCCGTGGCGCCGATGCTGCCGGACGCCGATCCGCACCTGGCCGGCCAGATCGCCTTGGCCTGGTGCAGCCAGTCCCGAGCCCTGCTACGCGAGCAAACGGACACCAGCAGCTGGCCCGACCGGGCGGCCAAGCTGGCCGAGGCGATGCTGCAACCCACCTTAAACCTTACCAAGGATTGAGCCATGCGTATTGAAACCCGCAACGGAATGCCCGAGCTGTACCTGTACGGCGAGATCGCCAAGCCGGCCTGGTACATGGATCCGGACGAAGTGATTTCGGCCGAAAACGTCCTCGACGCACTGGAAGCGTACGCCACCGCGCCGCAACTGGCGGTCCGGATCAACAGCCCCGGGGGCGACGTCTTCGAGGCCGTGGCCATCTACCAGGCTTTGGGGCGGTTCGCCGGCGAGGTCCTGGTCGAGATCGACGCCTTGGCCGCCTCGGCGGCCACGATCGTGGCGATGGCCGGCGACCAGGTGACCATCGCCGGCAACGCGATGCTGATGATCCACCGGGCCTGGACCTACGCGGCCGGCAACGCCAAGGACCTGGCGGCCGTGGCGGAGACCCTGGCCAAGGTCGACGAAAACATCCTCGAAACCTACGCGGCCCGTGTCGGTGAAAAGGCGACCCGCGAACAGCTGGCCGCCTGGCTGGACGCCGAGACGTGGATGTCCGCCGGCGAGGCCGTCGAACGCGGCTTTGCGGATCGGGCGGGGGACCTGCAGAGCGGCGTCGAGGCTCGCGTGGTGGAAGGCCGCTTCAAGAATTGCCCGGCGAGTCTGCTGCAGCCGGCAACCAAGCCGGCCCCGTCGCCGCCTGCCGGGGCACGCGAGCGGCCGGCCGGATCGCCGAGTCTGCAGGTGGCCGCTCGCCTGGCGGCGTTGCGGGCAAGGTACGGGTGACCAACCCTCTCCCCGGCCTGAGAGCCGGACCTCTCCCATGGGGAGAGGTGACGGGGCGGCTCTTTTTCGAAATCTGTAAATCGTGCCTCCCGCTCGGTTGCGGACAGGTGCTACAGTATCGCCTGACATGCGATCGACCACTCGTCAGGGGTCGGATCGTGGCGAACATCTGCGGCCGTTGCCGCCCGTCGCTCGCCAACCACGAATCAACCCGCTGAATAACCAGCCTTCTTGTGACGAGGTGCTTGCCATGCTGTTACCGTCGATCGCCGTGCTGTGCTTGATTACTTTGGTTGTGGCCGGTTGGGCCGGACCGTCTTTGCTGGGCGTTTCCCGGAAACGCGAACGCCGCCGGAGGCACAACTGGCCCCTGTTCACGTTGCCGGCCGGGCTGCAGTTGTTCGCCCGGCTGACTCCGGCTGCCATCCGCGAGAAGATCGGCGAGCTGGCCGACCGGGCCCAGGCGATCGCCGACCTGGCCGAGGCCGAGAAGCGAGATTTGACCGCCGAGGAAAAGGCCGAGATCGACGCCATCTTGGGCGTCGGCAAGAAGGGGGACGCCGGCTACAAGGCCGGCCAGATCGACGCGCTCGATCGAGATCTGGAACGAGTGGAGAAGCTGGAAGCCCGCCAAGCCGAGCTGGCCCAGGCCCGCAACCGCGTGCCGCCGCAACGCCAGGACGGCCCGGCAGTCGGAGGTGACGACGAGGCGCCGCGGGTGTCCCGCGTGCGGATCCCCGTGGCCGCTCAGTACCGGTACGGCCGGCTGAAAGCGTACACGGGCCCGGATGCCGAACGCACCGCGTATCTCGCCGGGCAGTTTTTCCTGGCCTCGCTGTTCAACAACAAGCGCGCTCAGCAGTGGTGTCAACAGTTCGGGATCGATGCCCGCATCCAAGCGGCGCTAAGTGAAGGCACCGACTCGGCCGGCGGCGTGCTGGTTCCGGTCGAAGTCGAGCAGACGATCATCGACCTGCGCGAAAACTATGGCACGTTCCGCCGCCGAGCAAAGGTCGTGCCGATGGCCCGCGATACGAAAACTCAGCCGGTCCGGCAGTCGGGTATCACGGCCACGTGGGTCGGCGAAAACGATGAGATCAGCGCCAGCGACAAAGCCTGGAAGCAGCTGAACCTGGTGGCCCGCAAGCTGGCGGCCTTGACCCGCTACAGCACGGAGCTGGGCGAGGATGCCACGATCTCGATCGGCGACGACCTCACACGCGAATTTGCCTCTGCCTTCGCCCTGGCCGAAGACCAGGCCGGCTTCCTGGGCGACGGGTCCGCGACGTACGGCGGCCAGGTGGGGTTGAAAAACGCCGTGCAAGCCGGTTCGATCTACACCGCGCTGGCCGGCAACATCACGTTCGGCACGCTGGATCTCGAAGACTTTGAAGGCGCGATCGGCGCCCTGCCGGATTACCCCGGCATGGATGCCCGCTGGTACATCAGCAAGCCCGGCTACTGGAACTCGATGGTCCGCCTGATGGCCGCCCAGGGTGGCACTACCTGGGAGAAGACGGCCGAAGGGCAGCTGACTCCGATATTTCTCGGCTACCCCGTCGAGATCTGCCAGGTCTTGCACAAGACCCTGACCTCCAGCGTCAGCACCATTCACGCCTACATCGGCGATCTGTCGATGGCCGCGATGCTCGGGAACCGGCGGGGGATGTCGATCCAGATCAGCGATCAGCGGTACTTCGAGTACGACCAGATCGGGATCAAGGGCACCCAACGCGCGACTGTGGCGATCGTCCAGCCGGGCGACGCGAGCAACGCCGGGCCGATCATAGCGCTCAAGACGCCCGGTGCGTGATCGGATTCGTGACACTGGCCCGCCGTCCGATGCGGCGGGCCGACGCTTCAGACCAGCAACGACCACGAGGACAGACCGATGAACGAGTTACAGCACACGAAAGTGGTGGCCTGCATTCCGCCGGGGGTCATCAAAGACGACGCAAGTTTTGTGGCGGTCGAGATCGACACGCTTGGGTTCGATTTTCTGCAAGTGATCATCGCCCTCGGAGCGACGGACATCGCGATGGCGGCGTTGAAGCTGCAGGAATCCGAGACCGCCGGCGGCGGCGGTGGCTACACCGACATCGACGGCTGCGACCTGGCGACAGACAACGACGCCTACGGATCGGCGGCGGCGTTGCCATCGGCCGACGACGACAACAAGCTGATCATCATGGAAGTCGACCTGCGGGCCGGCCGGATGCGCTACGTCAACCTTCTGGCCACGGCTGGCAACGGCTCCGCGGGCACATACTTGTCAGCGATCGGGATTTTGTCGCGTAGCACGAAGGGCGTATATTCGGCCGCCGATCGCGGTGCGGACACCGTGATGCGGGCGGCGTGATCGCACGTTTTGAGGTGGCCTAGGGGCCTTGCTCACAGCGGGGTCCCCAGGCTTGCAATTTCAAGGACTGAGCCCATGACACGCAAATCAACCCTGATCGCGCTGGCCATCGTGGCCGCTTTTCTGGCCATTGCGGCCAACTATCGGATCGACATCGGCAAGGTTTGGAAATCGCTGGAGATCCAACCGGGTGCCACGATCATCAACCGGGACGGCAACGACATCGCCGCCCAACTGGATGCGCTGGACACGATTGTCGTCGCCGACCTGGAAAAGATCGACGGCATCACCAATGGCACCGCGGCGGCGAATAAGGCCCTGGTGCTGGGCGCTTCCAAGGAAATCTCGACGATCACCACGGCGACGATTACGACCGGCAACATTGCGACGGTCAACGCGACCAACATCGACGCGGGAGCCAGCGGCACGGCGGGCACGATGGACGTTTTCCCGAGCACTGCCTCCCGTGGCAAGATCGCGATCACCGCGGCCGACTCGGCCGGTGATACGATCACGACGATCGTAAACGCCAGCCAGGCCGGCGCGCGAACCTACACGATCCCAGACGCCGGGGCCTCAGCGTCTTTCGTGATGACAGCCGGGGCTCAGACGATCGCCGGGGCCAAGACATTTGGCTCCGCTCTCGTCACCACCGCCGGAGTTGGTGCCGCTGCTGGTACGGGCGTTGCTGCGACATCCGAACTTGGCGACGGGATTAGACACCAGACCGTATTGACCTTCACTGACGTGGCCGTCGCACTGACGGATGAGGCGGGCGTGATCGCTTACGGGGGCCTCAAAATTTACGATTTGCCCGTCGGCGCGATCGTGGTAGATGCGGCCGTTTCGAATCTGGATCTGACCAAGAGTTCCGCGGGTGTCAACGCCGACTGGGATGGCGACTTCTCTCTCGGCACTACCACCGCCGGAAACGACGCCGACTTAACGACGACGGAGGTGGACATCCTGGCGAAGACTGCGACGCCGCAGGCCGTAGCGGGCGTGACCACCGCGAACGGAGGCGCGGCGACGAACGCCTATCTGAACGGCACAACGACGGCCGGGGCCGCAAAGGACGTGTACGTCAACTTCCTCGTCGACGACGCGGATCACAACGTGACCGGAACGGCCTGCAACTTGATCCTGAACGGAACCGTGACCCTGACCTGGATCAACGCCGGGGACTATTGATGTACCGTCCGCGCTACTGGCGAGCCGGCCTGATTTGTTTGGCGATCTTCTCCGCGGCGGGTGCCGCGGTGCAGGTCAGCGAGGAAACTACGCGGATCGTCGGCAAATACTTCCGGCTTGACGATCCAACTTGGGACGATCTGCGCATCGTGCCGGGCGCGTTTGATTACGCTGGAAGCAATGATCCGGC